CATCATCTGCTGGTTGCACACCATTAGGTACGGGGAATGTGATACTCCCACTGAACTTAGGCCAAGTCAGGAACAGTTCTTCCAAAGCTGGGTATACACCACCTGCGTAAGGCATTCTGATAATCATATCGTGACACATGCCCATCTTATTATTCCTTGGCCCAACTTGTTTAATCAGATTTAGTGCTACAAGCATACCTTCTTGAAGTTTAGTGAGTGCCATGATTAGTTATCCAGATTGAGGAACAGGTCCAGTTGACGATGAAGACGATAGGCATCATCTTTGCTGAGAACTACGCTGATTTTGTCTTCATTCTTGTTGGCCATAACCAATACGAATTCATCCAGAGGTGGATGCTCTACATCAGTGACGTAGGCAGTGAGTTCATCAGTTTTGGTTACGCAGCAGTTGTACTTTTCCATGATTAACTTCCTTGGTTCAAATTACGGGTGTACCAGAACTCTTCGAAGGCTTTTGGATCTGCCTTATCGAATGCTTGAATCAATGCACTGAACTCAGCATGCAAACGTGCGTAGTGAGCAACCAGCTCATTGGCTTGAGCTTCATTATTCACAAAGATGTTCACTCGATCATCACAGTCAGTGACACACGGTTGTTTGGTTTTGATGTGATAGCCTTGCACCATGAGTAATGGCCAACGTTCGTCGATGTATTTCTCACGCATGTCTATTCCCTCTATTGGTTCAGATCTTTCCGTGTTCTTGCAGAACAGCCAATACACTCACGAATGTATAGGCAACGATGAACAATACAGCACCGGTGGTGAGATAGGTCACCGCCTTGTCTGTCTGTTTTTTGATGACTGCAATGATACTGAAGGATAAAGAGAGTGCTGCTAAGACAATCAGGGAGGTCAGTATGATTACTGGAATTGTGGTGTCCATGTCTATTTTCCTTCTTGGTTCAGAGGTTTAACAGTCACTTCATAGCCACGAGATGTCAGCCATTCTTTAACTGTTTCGATGGACTTGTTCTGACTGATGCGGTCAGCAATACCACGACCAATGATGAAGGTAGCAAGGTCATCGTCCTTCTCCATGTAGATACCTACTTGGTACAGGGCCATCCTTTCATCATGACGAATGGCATCCCACACACGGTCATCGTGCTTAACAATCACTTGGACGGACATAAAGAGAACCTCTTTCTATTTCAGGGACTATCAAAGAGAAAGCCTTTGGGGACCGTGAGGTCCCCTAGGGTCTGGATTAGAACGAGATCTTCTTGATCAGTGGGTTGTTTTCAGGATCGATAGGTGCAACATCGGCCTTACGACGACGCACTTGAACTTGCAGGGTGATGAAGGTTTCTTCACCGGGTTGCAGGTCTTTGACGTGTGCCATTACTTGAGCGTGGAGATCGTTCTGAGCATTACGGATTGCAGCGAACTCTGGACTACGGACGTTGGTATCAGCCAGTTCCTGAGTATCGAGCGGGATGCCCTGAGGCAAGGAGATGAAGTATGGTTTCTTCGTATCTTCGTTGATAGCTTCAGCTTCGTAGCCGAGGTTAATCCAGTACTCTGCCTTTGGACGATCAGCAGCTGGAGTTGCAGCAGAAGCAGTGTTGGCACCGAACTTGGTTGGTTGGAAAGAGAGGGACATGGTGATACTCCTAAAGGATTGAGTGATTGGGCGAATACCCAAAAGCGGCGCAGCCGCAAGACTTACTTGGTTTTACGGTTCAACAGGTTCAGTGTTAGGTCAGCCCAGATCTTACAGATGATTGGGTTAACTACACAGTTGGCATAGCCAGCGTTACTTGCTTCTTGAATTGTTTGTTCTACATCGAATCCACGAGACCAGCCGTCTTCAATGATGATGTGCAATGGTGTGTGACGTTTGTACACGTTATAAGCATCAGCATGCAGTTTGGTTGGCATGTTAATCCCGTTGATCGACAGTTGTTGAAGACTCGTAGATACCACAGATACCTACAATGGATACAGCAGCGAATACTCCAATTGCTAGTAGCACTGGAAGATCACCACTGATTGTGAAGCCAATGATGATGGCGTAAGCAATACCAAGCATGATGATAGTCAGGATACGTACAATTGAACTAGCCACTGAGTTACTCCTAGTACTGAGGGTTGAAGTGCATGAGTACAATGATGAGTGCAATAGCACAGGACAGGAATATGCCGGTGAATACTGCGTAAGTACGGTCACGGGTTTGCCAGAACCGGGAGAATGTAACGATGCCCATGATGTTGTACAGGAAGATCAGGACGACAGCGATGCAGGCAGCGAGAGACATTGAGGTTACCTTGAGGTGTGATGATGAGGTTTAGGAGAGTTGAGGTTAAGCAGAGTACCTAACAGATACCCTGCATTGTCACTTACCTGACTACTTATTCTTCTTTAGGACCACGGAGAATGGTTTCGAAGGCAGTGTAAGCACTGTTGTAGTGAGACTTGTGAGACTCAGACTTGGCAGCGAACTTGTCAGCTTTGAGGTAGGACTCGGCACGTTGTTGTGCTTTCTCCATGATGAGGTTCTCTACGAAGTCCTCTTTGTCAGCCAGTTGACGGATACGTTGGTTATCAGCAGCTTGAGTAACGAAGCTATTGATCATACCTACACCAGCAGCGGCAGCATCGAGTGCACCAGTGACAGTGTTAGCAGTAGCTTGAACAGTACCGAGGATTGCACCGAAGGACAGGCGAGTAGTGGACATGTGTGTAACTCCAATTGGTTAGTGATGATGATGGGGCTACTGATGAGCAGCCATAAGCAGCGCAGCTGCAAGCACAGGCACATAGGTAGTGAGCCATGAGTGTAAAGGGTAGCCATACGATGGATAGCTGAACCAATGGGGGGTAGGGTCAAGCGTGTAGAAGCGATGACCCGGGGGGGTATCTGTGTAATGGCGGGGTCGCCACAGGTGTAACACTACTAGAGGACCTCCCTATAAATATCCCCCTATGAAAAAATTATGTGGGACTATCTCTATAGCAATGATAGATCTAAGAAGGGGAAGGTGACTCTCAGGACTGGGAATCCACAGGCTGGTACTTCATCCGGTAGGAATGCACTAACGGCTACACCACTGATTAGGCCGTAACCTATGAACCAGTCCTTAGTGGTCTGGTCCTCTATGATGAAGTGGTGGAACCTGCCGTACACTCGTAGCAGCTCAGACATGCTCAGCTTATTGGTGCATTCGATGCCTTGAATCTGGTAGTGAATGACAGCCTGCATGGTTATCTCCTTGGTTCATAGGTCTGGGATCTTAGCCCACAGCTTGTGTGGATAATCCCGAATGTTCTTAGGCATCTTGCACTTTACGTAGCACTCAATAGATATGCCCGAGACCAGTGCGTAACCAGTGAAGAAGTCTGCTTCCTTCTGTGTACGGAAGATGTGTGGTAGGTCATGCAGAGTCCCACGATTCAGCAGTACCTCGTCCAGTTCGTAAGTCATGAGTGGTGTCCATGACTCGTAGGTGTACTGGAGCTTCATTGGTGTCTCCTAGGTTAAGTTTAAGAAAGGTGGGTGGTAGGTTTGGATGGCATTCGTGGATACCGTCTATCAGCACCATGGCACTCTTACCTATCATCAGCAGGTAACCATCGATGTAGTCCTTCTCTCCTTGGGTCTGTACTATCAAAGGTTCCCAGACCCCTACCTCTTTGCACAGTAGATCCATTGAGCCAAGGACTCTGTACTTCTCGTTTGGGTGTTGCTTCATCAGTACCTGCACGATGAACTCCTTCTTCTATTGGTTCCAAATAAAAAAGCCCCCAGTCCGAAGAGAGGGGGCTTAGTATCAGATCAATCAACTGGGGCTACGCCCGTTATACCAATCAAAACCCACCTTGTGGGAGTGATGTGGAAGGAGTCGCTGACCTCTGACTGCAAGTGTTATTACCCACCGCTTGCTGGGGTTGGCCTCTACGCTCTCGCGTTAAGATTGGTGCAACAACATGACATGGTCATGATGCAATTAAAATCTATTCCTGTCAAAGGGATCCCATGTGGTGTAGACAGCATGGTACTTCCCCTTAACTAGTTCGATGTCTATCCATGAAGCATGAGGCAAGATCTGAATGGTGACTTCACTCCCGTAGATAAATTGGAGGGCATAAACCAGATCGTACTCAGCCTGATTCTCCACGAGGAAAATCTTTTTGGACCCATTCATGAAAGCTCTGTCCTCGTCACCAACAGGTGATCCATTAGCAACTGACGTGGTGACCCAGAGATCTAACCGCATAGCGTACCATCCCACTCCGACCACTGGAGTTGCTTACCCATCTTCTTGGTAGTGAAGACGTGAGGTGGCAGCCGACGGTACTCACTGTTTATTACACCGTTGCCCCAGCTGTAGTCGTAAGCCTGCTGCATGGTGCACCGTTCGATACGCTTGCCATACATCAGCTCAAGAGAGTTGAGTAGATCCTCAGCTTCTTGGGTGCAGGTGATCAATGCTTTCTTTGGGACCATGCTCATGAAGACTTCGATGTCCACGGTGCCTACATAGGTTTCGTTGCAGTAGTAGTAGAGATACATTAGTAGCCCCTCAGGTTTGCTTGCCATGTGGTGTAGGTGATAGGCAGCAGCTTTGGTCTGAGTGCCTCTATCTTAGTCTTGTCCTCGAATAGGGACATGTATGGCTTACGGGACTTAAGCCACTCATTCCAGATGTCTATCTGAATCTCACGACCGTGCATCAGGTTCAGAGATGATAGGTAGTCATGCTCTTCTTGGTTCTGGCAGAGGATCTGGGATCGTACATTGGCTAGCCAAGGATCATCGACAGGTAGTTGATGTGGGGTTGTCTTACCGGATACGTGCAGCCATAGGCTATCTATCATGGTGTTTCCTCCTTAAAGATTGATTGGGACCTCAAGGTAGTCTAAAGTCTATCTGACTTTTATACCAACCCAAGGAACCACTTAATGGACAACCAACATCGTCTGGTCAAAGGCTACCGTGATCTGAGTCAAGCAGAGATCGATGCCATGAACAGCATCAAGCTGGCCGAGCAAGACATCGGTCAGCTGTGGCAACAGATCTGGAAACTGAATGGCGTAGACCACAGTAGCCTGATGGTTGCTAAAACCCGTTTGCAAGAAGCATTCACTTGGTTCGTGCGTGCGGTAGCTCAACCGTTGGATGTGTTCAATCTGGAGTTGCCTAAAGAAACTTTCCTTGAACGTCTGATGCGTGAACGTGATGAGACCGCAGATCGTCTGACTAAGTTGAGAGGCTTCTTCGGCACTGAGGTGTTCAGGTTGCTGGATCACGAGGCACAGGATGATCTTCGTGTGCAGGCTGATGTCATGGAGCAGTATGCATTCATCCTATCCAAACGTTACGACGATGCGGTAGCCAAGCAACCTAAGTAAACCAAGGGGACCTCGGTCCCCTTCCCATTGGAGGCATTATGCTGACCATTCAAGAAGTAACTGCTGCTGTACCTGCAACGTTGAAGGCCAGCATCAACCAATCCTTTGTCGATACCCTGAACCAAATGCAACATGATCCTGATGTGGCAGAAGCTATTCGGGATAACTTCATTACCCATGCCGGTGTGATTCGGGATGGTAAGTACAAGATTCAGGATTACCTGAATGCTGTGACCTATGTGATGTACAAGCACATGGACTACACCAACCATGACGCATGGTGTGCGACCTTTCCCCAACGTCATGCTGCATTGATGGCTGCCGGTAAGACCAAGAAAGAGATGTCCTCTCACGTCTCTATGTATGCCAAGGGCCAGTTGGTAAACAAGGTACTTGAGCAGTCGATGGTTGAGACGTGGTTGTTGAACCGTGACCTTGAGCAGAAGGCAATCAACAAGTTGGCCACGCTCATGGAAACTGCTGTGTCTGAGAAGGTGCAGTGCGATGCAGCTATTGGTCTGGCATCCCTGTTGGCTAAGCCGAAGGCAGTAGGCCCAGCAATCCAGATCGACATCAACGAGAACTCCGGTATGAACGAGCTGACTGCTACGCTTGAACGTTTGGCTGCCCAGCAGTTAACCAACTTGCGTACTGGTGCTGCCAGTATTAAAGACATCAATGCTCAACGGATCTTTGATGCACCTGCTGGCCCAGTTGCGGTGATGCCATGAAGATCCATCCTAAGGCTGACAAGAAGACAGGTCTCATCAAGCAAGGGTTGGATACTTGGCTCGATGAGATCGACTATTCTTTTCTCAACTCCAGCATGTATGAACCATCTGCTTTCAGTCTGATCTTTATGAACTGGATTAAGCTGGTGAACGGTGCTGAGGGGGAGAGTCACGTAACCCCACCTGTTCACTTGAAGATGTTGGACAAGATCGTCGAGGTGAACCCAATCACCAAGGTGGTCAACCAGTATGTGGCTAACCTTTGCTTCCGTGGTGCAGCGAAGACGACTCTGTTTATGGAGTACTTCGTTCTGTTCTGTGCCCACTTCGGTGTGCTGCCGAACTTCGGTAAGGTCGATGGGATCATCTACGTATCCGACTCCATGGATAACGGTGTGAAGTCTGCCAAGAAGAACATCAAGTTCCGGTATGAGAACAGTCCCTTCCTTCAGGAGTGGATTCCTCACGCTGAGTTCACTGATGGTTACTTGGAGTTCACCAACAAGTTCGGTCACCGTCTGGGCTGTAAGATGTTCGGTGCTAAGACTGGTCTTCGTGGTACGAAGATCTTCGGTAAGCGTCCGACCATTGCCATCCTCGATGACCTCGTAAGCGATGATGACTCCAAGTCTAAGGTTGCTATGCAGGCGATCAAGGACACTGTGTACAAGGGTGTCAACCACGCACTCGATCCAACTCGTCGTAAGGTGATCTTCAACGGCACACCGTTTAACACCGAAGACATCCTCATTGAAGCTGTTGAGTCTGGGGCATGGGACGTTAACGTCTGGCCTGTATGTGAGCGATTCCCTTGTACAAAGGAAGAGTTTATTGGTGCATGGGATGACCGGTTCAGCTATGAGTATGTGGCTGAGCAGTACGACATGGCTGTGAAGACAGGCAAGCTCTCTGCCTTTTACCAAGAGCTGATGCTTCGCATTACCTCTGAAGAAGAACGGCTGGTACAAGATGCCGAGATCCAGTGGTACAAACGAGCCGACCTGTTGCAGAACCGTCACAACTTCAACTTCTACATGACCACTGACTTTGCCACGTCGGCCAAGCAGACTGCTGACTACACGGTACTCAGCAACTGGGCATACAGTTCTAATGGTGATTGGTTCTGGGTTGATGGCATTGCTGAGAAGCAAACCATGGAGAAGACTTTCGATAAGCTCTTCTACTTTGTAGCTACCTACCAACCACAACAGGTTGGTGTGGAGATCACTGGTCAGCAGGGTGGGTTCGTTTCCCTGTTGCAACGGGAGATGCTCAACCGGAACTGCTTCTTCAACTTTGCCAGTGACCAAGCCGGTGGTGCTCCTGGTGTCCGACCTCAGATGGATAAGCTGGCTCGGTTCAACCTCGTGGTCCCACAGTTCAAGATGGGCAAGGTCTATTTCCCAGAAGAGATGCGTGAGTCGAAGATCGTGCAGATGT